GCGTCCTACCAAGCAGAGCTATAGACTTTATTACTTCCGTGAACATGAATATCGTGCGTACTACAACGTTGACGGTGAGCTTGACGAAGTTGTAATCATCTACAGCTACAAGGTTCGCCGTGGTAACGGCTTTGGCGATCAAATCAATACAGTCAATATCACCGGATCGCAAAGCACATACAATCCTGGTGCTAAGCGTTATATCCGACTATCAATTAAACCAAAAGAAATTGAAGAGACACACTCCGATTCAGAGCTGAATTTTGACATGCCAACCTATGCGTTAACGGGTAACACCAAAACGCTTAAAAATAGTCTTGGCTTTATTCCTTGCGTTGAGATCATCAACAACACCCAAGGCTTTTCAAATGAGGGCTCTGGTGAATTTGATGCAGTTGCTAATCACATCTGTACGCATGATGAATTGATGCGCACCATGCGCAAGAACATCACTTTCTTTGGTAACCCAACACTGCTCTCGTCACGTCCCAAGACAGACCTGATGGAAGCAGGTGGTGACATGAGCGTTCAGCGACCTTCGATTGCAGCAAACTCAGGCTTCACAAGTCCTGCTGCCTTGAGTCGCTCTACGTTTAAAGCAGATCCTGTCAGCCGTGGTGTTGATGGTCAGATCCGTGTACCAAGAGTTATTGCAAACCTGGAACCAAACGACCGTGTTGGTTACATTGTTCCCGATGCAATTACGGGTGACCAAAACGCATTTGCACGGCAGTATCGAGAAGAAATTCGTACAGCACTTGGTGGTGTTGATGAACTGTCCATCTCTGCAGGCGTAACAGCAACTGAGTACAAATCACTGTTTGGTCGCGTAGCTGCTACATCCAAGAAGAAAGCAAACTCTATTTACACCCATGGTATTTGTCGTTGTCTTGAGTTGATTGTTTACCAAGAAGAACAACTCTTTAAAACCACGCTTGCGATGGCAGCAGGAATGGAAAAGCCCGTGGATCTACCTGACGGTGCTTCTCCGGAAGAAGAGATGGCATATGAAGAAGCAATGAAGCAATACAATGACCAACTCAAACAACTTATGATGGCTTGTGTGGAGACCCAACAAATTCCACCCAAGGTTATTGGTCTTATTCCAGACGGTGATCTAACTATCTTGTGGCGTTGGATGGGACCTGTTTATGAGGACTCCACCCAAGACATCCTCAACAACTCCATCGTGGTACGAAACCTCCAGGAGTTAGGTGTTGATAGCATTGAAGCACTGAAATACCTCTTCCCGTCTAAGACGGATGAGGAAAGGGCCGAGATGTTATCTGGGTTCCCTTTCAGGATGGTGAACGAATTACAGGGTGCATACTCTCAATTCGCTCGCTTAGTGGGGGGAATGATGCAGACTCCCCACCCGCAAGCACCGGATCTTCCGATGGCTGCGGATCCAAGATTGGATTTAACTCCATATCTGTATCGAACATTAGAAGCTCTACAAAAGGAGATGAGTTATGCAGGACGCTACCGTCCAATCGATCCCACAGACGAGCCAAGCACCAGTGGCGGTGGCTCCAAGCAGCTACGTGGTACCAGCCCAGGCTCAAGTACCGCAAGCTCCAGTGGCGTATCAGGTGGGTACCAGCTACCCCCAAGCGGTGCCTCAGGCGGCCCCCAATTACCAATCAGCCCCTACTCAGTACGCCCCCCAATACCAAGCGGAAGCGAACAGCAATCCGTGGGAATCGGCGTTCAACAAGGTGGTGAATCTGCTGAGCAGTCCAGTTCAATCCCCGTTCCAGGGTCAACCATCACAGATTCCGACCCAGTACGCACCGGCCAACTACGGTCAGCAGTACAGCAACCCAGCTACGCAACAATCGGCTCCGCAGACCTGGTCACCCAACCAGATCTCCTCGCCCAGCTCTTCCCAAACCTACTCGGTTCAATCCTTGGAGGACGTGGCGAATCTCCTCGAGTGGAGTCCGGAAACGCGTCAAGTGGTAAGCGCGTACGGGGTAGAAGCACCCGCAATTCTAAATAATTACGGCCTCCAACTGGAAGCCATGCTTGACAGTGCTGTTGCCTGGGGCAGCAAGGCACAAGAAGTCCTTCATCGTTATGCCGATTTCTCGGTTGCTGAGCACCAAGAGAATCTGGCTTACAACGAAATCCTGACCAACCCTGATGTGCTCAGCGATTACACGCTGAAGTTCTTTGGTCCTGAAGGCCCATACCCTGTGTATGAGGATGAGTCCCAACTGGAAACCCGTGGTTATCCCACCACACCTGCTTACCAGACCCTGGGTCAATTCCCTGCACCTCCTGCTGCTTCTGCTCCTCAGCAACCTGAGAACTTCTGGGGCAGCTTCAAGCAACAAATGGATGTGGATCCTGCACAAGCCTGGCGTCTCCTGAACCAAGCTCAGCCTCAAGTTGTTGCAAACAAACTGTTTGTAATGGAGTGATGCCATGCGTAATCGCTTGGCTTATGGCGTACCTATTGCCAACCGTTGAGTTAGCTGGTAAATACGGTAATGTTGTTCCTGATCTTGTTGAAAAAGGTCTTGATAAAGCCGTTGGAAAAACAAGACGTTCTGTGAGACAGCGTACTGAAAAAGGAATCATCAATAGCCCTGAATACATGAGTCGCGGTCAATCTGCAACTTTGTACTCACCGCAAACAGTTGGCAACATTGCACGTACAGGCTTATTGTCCTTACCTGCAAACCTTGCGGCTGCAGCTAAACCAGCCTTTGCTGCAGGTTTGGTACCCGCAACCGCACTTGCCGCAGGAGCGGGTGGGCTTGCTTTGGGTGCAGGGGCTAGTTCCATGGGTGTACCCGGATTCCAACAAGGCATGGCTATTGATCCAGAATCCCCTGGTTCTAGTAACACTCAAAGTGCCAAATACGGTGTAACTCCGTATGCGTCCACGCAGTACATGTAATATTAAATTACGGACTGCTAAAATTTGTGTTAGATAAGACATATTCATGTCTGAATCTTTCACCCGATAAAACACTTCCTGCGACACTGGAGGATAAAACAAAGTGTTCATTGATAACGACTTTCCAAAGATTTTGGGTGCGGAACTTTACCGTCCCCACCCTGCGTATATCGCAGAAATGGCAGTCGAGCCTGTAGTCGTTCACGACTTCACTCGTCAGCCTGGTCAAACTGTTCAGCTTGATCGCTATAAATTCTGGGGTACCCCTGGTACTAAGGACAGCCGTGAGCGTATTGCCGACCAAACCATCGGTACCGCTAACAGCCGTAACATCACCAAGGAGAAAGTCCTGGTGGTGCTTAAGGAATACACTGGTCCTGCCGACCCGGGTGATCCGACTCAGCCTTCGACCTTCAAGATTGCCCGCGAAACCCTGATCACGGCCCAGCGCCTGCTTCTGGATTCGGGCAACCTGAATATGTTCCACCAGTCGATCGGTAGCCTGACGCTGCTTGACGACTATCGCCGTTGGCGTGACCGCGTCTTCATTGACGAGCTGTCGAAAGCAGAAGCCAATGGTGCTGCTTCTACTACCCAAGGCGGTTACTACTTCGCTGGTAACAAGATCAAAGATTCTTCTGGTCGTGTTAGCTACACCACCACCGAATACGGTAATGAAGTCCAGCAGTTCCAGGTGCGTACTGACCTGCTGACTGTTGTTAAGGACCTGCGCAAGCGTAACGTTCCGACCTTCGCTGATGGTCTGTAGTCAAGGCATGTACATGGGTAACCCCATGATGCCTAACAATGCCAGCTTCTACATGGGTCCCCAGGCCGGCCAAGGCTACTTCCTGGCTGGTGAACCTGTAATGCCTACTGGCGTTCAGTTTGAAGGCGTGAAGTTCTTCGAGTCGACCAACTTCCCGACCAAGAGCGTGAGTGCCTCCTTTGATGGTGGTTCCACCTATGCTTCTAAGGAAGCGGCCCAAGGCTTCTTCTTCGGTCCTCAGTCTGTTGGTGTTGGTATCGGCGGCCCGAACGCTCAGGTGCTCATCAACAACAACGACGACTTTAGCCGTTTCATCATCCTGATTTGGCAACTGTACGCTGGCTTCGAGATCCTGAACAAGGACTTCGTGACCACTGCTTACAGCTTTGTGCAAGATGATGGCACTGTTTGATAACTAACAGATAAACCACAACATAGGAAAAGATAAATGACCTATTTGTCCGCTAAAAAAATCTTCCCAGGTAACTGGGCAGAACCTCTGAACGGTTGGTACAAAAACATCGACAATAATGGCGATGGTACCAATGAAGGCTCTAAGGGCGGCCCCACTTCTGTGCTGGCTCTCCCTGGCTACCGTTACTTCCAGCAGCGCGGTTACGTGCCTGTTACCGCAACTTCCGGTAGCGGTCCTGTGGCTGCAGCCGATGTGATCGTTCCTTCGCCTTACCGCCAGGACGACACTCGCCCCGACATCACCGGCATGGTGATCTCTGGTAGCAGCACTCTGCCTGCTTATGTGTACCGCTCCACCATCTCCGTTGCTTCTGGCTGGGGTGATGGTCGTGTTTCCTCTGGTGTTTATGCCGCCACTGGTAACGTGATCTCCTTCGGTCGTAGCAACAGTGGTAGCCCCACCGCTGCCTCCGGTATTGGCGAAGGTGTGATTCAGGCTAACCTGACCTCCACCGTGTCTGGTACCCAGGCTGGCGAGATCTACTTCGCTGCTGGTTCCGCTGCTTACAGCACCAATCCGTTCCTGATTGCATCCGGCGCAGCCGGTGTGACCGCCGGTAACGTGAACTATGCCGCTACCGCTGCCACCACTCTGAAGGTGTTTGCAAAAGAAACCGCGAATAGCACTGCTACTTCCGGTGGCTTCTACATCTCCAGTGGTGATGCAAGCGGTGGTCGCGTTGGTTACCTCGTTGTTGAGTGCTGCTACATCCAACCTGATGAAGCACCTGGCTACGAAGATATCGATGGCTACCTCCTGGGCCGCACTGTTAGCTGATTAGGTTAAACTAAGACCAGTGAATAACTGGTCTTATGTCAACCACTGCAGCAATGCTTTATCAGCACAAAAAAACAGGTGCAAGAGTCAAGATTGTAAGCGAATGGGATAACGGCGACTGGTTCATGGTCGAAGATCAAGACGGTCGCCTTTATACCGCTTACAGGACTGAACTTACACCTGATGAAGCTGCTACCAAATCGGTAAAAACGCTTCAGGTAAAAGATAAAGCTGCTCAGGAAGAGCCACGTACTTTCCCCCCGGACAACCGTTTAAATATCAATTCAGCTACCGCCCAAATGATCGCTGATCATATTAAGGGTATTGGATTGAAAACAGCCCGAGAGATTAAAGATCTTCAGATGTCCTTATCGGGTGAAAGGTTCAACAATCTCGAACAGTTAAAACAAATCAAGCGAGTTGACTGGGATGCGGTGATTGCTGCGGACCTGATCAGGGTTTGATTACTCATCTCCACACTATGCCCCTGGGAAACCAGGGGTTTTTACTTTTAGAATGTAGATATGGCAAAGATCACGCGACTAGGGCAGCTTGGATCTACTGGAATTTCTTCCGGTCCACATTTGCATGGCTATGTATTAAACCTTCAGACCAATCAATACGAAGACCCTGGTATTCATCGCAGTAAGTTTTTAGGTGTCAGGGTCGGACCTAATCGAGTTCCTAAGTATATTCCCGATGAAAAAGGTGGGTTGCAATTAAATCCAGCAGCCGGCCTTACAATGACTTCTGGTTTTGGTCCCAGGAATACAGGCATTGCCGGTGCTAGCACGTATCATCGGGGTAGAGATTATGCTGGTGCAGAAGGGACTGAGATTTTTGTAGAAGGAGATGTCAAATTTAAACCTCGTCCCAATGAAGGTGGTTACGGTAATTTAGCCACCTGGACAACAGGAGATGGAAAATATGAGCTTGGCTACGGCCACATGAAGACGCTAGGAGAAGCTTCTGATCTTACGGGTGGAAAGGTACAAGATCCCTCTGGCGCTGGTACAGATCCTAAAGAGTTTTTAATGGGTTACTTACTTGGCACTGGTTTTGCAGGTGAGCCAAAAGAAAGTAGTGCAACTAAAATGAAGCGTCAACTTGTTCAACAATTATTGCAACCCGCTCAAACAATCAATCCCATGGAGTTGATAGCAAGCCTTCCTAATCCATACGCCGTTTAATTCACTGCATTTATAATTGAGAACATACGGAAATAAGCTGTGCAGCTCAGCGATTTTGACAAGAGTAGAGTCAGGTATCACCTAGGCTACTTCACGGTTTCCGTGCCGGCGGGTGACTATGCCCGACTTGAAGAAGCCATGAACACCGTTCCGGATTCATACTTCTATGACAAAATCGCTATCCAAATTGGACGTTGCGACACTGCTGAAAAGAGGACTGAAGTAGCTACTTCACCCTCTACACGCATCGAAAACATTGCTGGTGACGTTGATCGTACGATCAGATCCAGTAATGCCAAAGAGGCGCTTAAGGTTTGGGATGAGATTTATCTCTACGAAACCAACCGTTTAGCCGGCATCCTTTACGTTCCCAACTACAAGGATCCGTTCCAAGCCAGATACCGTTACGAACGCTCTGGTGCTGAATTCATCCAGGCTTTACCTGGCCCTGCCGACACTGCTGTTGGTTCCCGCATTTATTTACATGAGGTTTGGAGGTAGTTATGCCTAACTTTATACAGCAGTTAGTGCAACAGGCAATGAAGAAAAAAGGTGGTGATTTAATCGCGCCTGTTCTTAATAGGTCTGTAGGCAAGTTTGGACCTCGCGATATCCCAGTTTGGCAAACTTTGACTCAACCTCTTCGGAGTTTTCCAGCTCGTACTAGACCAGTACAAGCCCCTGGACTACCCTCACCTCCAGTAAGAGCTGTGAATGCAGCTTCAAAAGGTGTTTCTCCTTATGCTGTGGTCGGAAATACACAACCTTCTAGTAAGCCTAGTGGAACAAGGCCAGTTGGAACGCAAGCTGTGTTAAATGGCAAACCAGTTTATTGGGGTGGCGATAACTATGGTTGGCAACAACTTAATCAAACAGGTTCTAGTGCAACATTAAGTTCTTTAAATACCCCTGGATCGCAAGGACGCTTTATTCAAGAACAAGGATTCCGTCCTATTGGCGGTACGCCGGCAGAACGTGCACAAGCCGCAGAGACTTCTCGTGTTGCTCAACTGACTGCTCAAGATCCCGAGCTTCAGCGTTACGAAGCTGCACGTCTGAAAGCTGTTGCCCCTGGCGCTACACCTGAACAGGTTCAGTCGGCAGAAGATATCGGCATGCAGATCTGGCAGCAAAAGTACGGCAATACACCAATCGGTCAGCCGGGGGGAGCAGTGGGGAGGTTTAATCCATTAATGGACCGTACGTTTGGTTATCAATCAGGAATGTCGCCACAAGAAATGCAGGCTATGCAAGCAACTGCAGCTCCGGTACAAGTTGCTCCTGGTGCAGTTCCCTATCAAAAAGGGGATCTTGGTACGCGTGCGACCCTTGAGACAGGATATGATCCTGCGGCGTATGGTTTGACACCAGAAAAAATTGAAGAAATGAAACAAAAACTTCTTCAACAAGCAAAATAAAAATACTTGGCATTGCTTAGCATGTAAGCCCAACCTACTGGACACGAATCTTCGATTCACGGGGGCCAGTGTTGTTGCTTTAGACCCATGATTCTTTGCCCTAATTTTGTTAAGCGCCTTACGACCAAGCTCAGTCTTGTTGTTGCATTACAAGCTGTTTTTATCCCTGGTCTTAGAGCAAGTTCAAATTGGGTAGGAGCATAACACCATGGCAGATCGTTCCTTTTACGAAAAGTTTAGACAAACGCCGGAAGCGCAAGGTCTTTTGCGTATGTTGCGTTTTGCGGAAGGAACAGAACGTGGTGGTCAAGACTCATATCGAGTCATGTTTGGTGGATCGCTTGCGCCAGATCTCAAGCAACACCCAGACAAAGTAATGAAAGGAAGAAGTACCGCTGCCGGCGCTTATCAATTCCTTACACCAACCTGGCAACAACAACAGAAAAAACTTGGCTTAGGCTCTTTTGGTCCGGTTGAGCAAGACATTGCCGCACTTGATCTTGCACGCCAACGTACCATGGGTCTTGGCGGCCTTTCTTATTTACAGAAACAAGGTTTAACACCTGAGTTTGTTGCTGCTCTTGCACCTGAGTGGGCGTCACTTCCTACGAAAGAAGGCAAGAGTTATTACGGTCAACCCGTTAAAAGTTATTCTGAATTACAGAAAACTTATCAACAAGGAAGGCAACCTCTCTCCGGCGAGCAAGCACAAGGAGCAGCTACTGGGCAGGAAACATCTTCTACCGGTTTCCTCCAAGGCTTCTTATCGGCAATGGAGGGCAGCAAGCCAAAAGATGTATCTGTTACCGATTTGTTAAAACAAGAGTTGATGGGGCAGCTTTTGACGCCTGCACAACCTCTTGCCATGAATCCATTTCAAATGTTGCTTAACATGAGTCCATATGGTTAAACCACGTTAGAATTGACGAATCAGTAAAAGTGCAGTAGAACATTGTCCTCGACAGCCACAAACAAAAGTCCGTTATTTATTGATCGTCCGTTATTCGATTCGGTTCGAGTAACGACGCAAACTGTTGGTAGCTCTACCACTAATACCCTCTTTGTACAGGGCGGACAAGCTCCATCGATCTTGGTGGATATGGACGCTGCTCTGCAAGAAGATAACAATAGTGGCGGCGTTGTTGATTCCATTACTATCAGCCGCAATGACTTCTATCGTGACCCAGATTACACCATTAATGCAACGACTTCTGGTACTGTTATATCTCTTGTCAGTGGTCAGATTGTGTTTGTTGCTGCCACTGGGGTCTTAGCAACTGCTCCTGGTAGTGGTTACGGTTATTACACCTACACGGGAGCAACAACTCTTACGGGCGTTAATACCGCATTGGTTTATTCGGGTGGAACTGCTAGCGGTTTCTCGTACAACGGTGTTGCCTATGGATACCAACCAGAGGTGACTTTTGTGTTCTACCAAACCCGTGGTACAACAGTACCTATCCCAGCCTCTGGTGATTACAAAGTACTATTTGCTAAAACTCTTCCAG